AGCTGATGAAGGCTCTTGAAACGCATGTTATGCCTGTGTGGGATTTCCAGGGATCATTGCTCGGCAGGAACGGTTCCGAAGAGCGTGTGATTTATCGTGACTGCATCCCTTCCGGACAGGTGGATATTCAGAATGTGTCTGTAGGTGATGTAATCAAGCGTAACTGGAATTTCTTTGTCAACCGAGCACCTAAGTTACAGTCATTGCTCGGCATTGACAGGGATTAAGCATCAGTACATTGGAGGGCGGCGCAGGGCTGCCCTCTTTCATTTTGCAGAAATAGGAGGAAAAGCAGATGTCAAAAGATTTTACAAGAGGCGTGACTGTGGGAGAAGGCAATGCGGAAAAAGAGGAAACGCAGGTAAATGGACAGCAGGCCGTAAAGGAATACGAAACCAGCGAGGAAGATACCAGGGCGCTGATCCGGGCGAATGAAGAGGATTTCATCCAGGGGCTTATTGATGCGGCGGAGTTTGCATCTGAGGAAACGCAGCGTATCGAGATTATCCGGGAAGGGCGCCTGTACTTTGCGTTCAACATCCGGCCACTCAGTTCTGAGGAATACGAGAAGTGCCGCAAAAAGCACACCAAATATGTGCGTAATAAGCAGCTCGGCATGAAGATGCCGGAGGACACCAACAGGGTCAAGTACCAGTCAGAGATCATCTATGCAGCAACGGTTGACGAGGACAAGGAAAAGCTGTGGGATAACCGCAAGGTATGGAATGCCCTCAATGCAAAGAAGGACCGTATCATGAACGGCCTGGATGTGATCGAGTACACGCTGAAAGCCGGTGAAAAGGACAGAATCCTGGAGGCAATCGACAAGCTCAGCGGCTACGAGTCCAGCAATCTGGAGGAAGTGGCAAAAAACTGATCAGCGCCGGGGGAAAGGCTTGCCTGTTGCACCATATTTTCCAGACAACAGGCATTCCCCCGGATGAATTTTACCAGAAACCAAAGGGAGTGCAGGCATTTATGCTTTCCTCTATGAGAATTACCTTGGAATCACGGACGAAAGGAGGGGAAGAGAATGGCGGAGACGGTCAGAATTGAGATACCGATTGAGACGATAGACAACACCGATCCTGAGCTTAGCAATGTCACAAGGAACTTTGAGCGCATGGAAAAAGCGGCAGAGAGTGCCAATGGTGCGGCAAAAAAAGCCAATTCCACAGTGACGCAGTTTGACAGGCAGGCTCAGAAAACAGAGAAAAGCCTGGCAAGCTGGGCGAAAGAGAAATACGAGATTATGCTGGAGGCGAAAGACAAGATTACGCCGGTTTTATCCACTCTCGGAAACGGAATCAGAGGTTTTGCTGGGAAAACGTGGAGCGTTACAATGCGGGCCGTTGACCTTATCACTTCGCCCGTGAGAGGAATCATAAACCTGTTGAAAAATCCCGTCTTTCAAGTGGGGGCAGTCCTCGGAGTCAGTATAGGTTTGAAAGATACAATAGAAACCTATAAGGACTTTGAGGCTGCTATGTCACAGGTGCAGGCCATAAGCGGCGCCACCGGTTCGGAAGTAACAAAACTTACGAATAAGGCGAAAGAAATGGGTGCCACAACAAAGTTTACGGCGGAGGAATCCGCAGAGGCATTCAATTATATGGCTATGGCCGGGTGGAAAACAGAAGATATGCTGAGTGGCATAGAGGGCATACTCAGTCTTGCAGCCGCCTCTGGAGAGGACCTGGCGACTACTTCCGATATTGTCACAGATGCCTTGACGGCGTTCAATATGAAAGCATCGGATGCCGGCAAATTTTCTGATGTGCTGGCGGCGGCAGCATCAAATGCGAATACAACAGTTTCTGAGATGGGTGAAACTTTCAAATATGCCGGCTCTATGGCGGGAGCGCTCGGCTACTCCATAGAGGATGTGGCCTTAATGACCGGACTCATGGCAAATACAGGTATTAAGGCGACTATGGCAGGTACAGCTTTGAACTCAATCTTTACCAGGCTTTCCACCAATACCAACGGTGCGGCGGATGCAATGTCTGATTTGGGGATTGAGTTTTTCACATCCGAGGAAAATGCAAGGGATCTGTCGGATGTGATGGGAGAATTGAGAAGTGCTACTGCTAATATGACAGCAGCGCAGAAATCCCAGCTTGCGAATACAATCGCAGGCACACAGGCACAAAAAGGATTGCTGGCGATCCTGAACGCATCCGAAGAGGATTATAACAAGCTGGCAGATGCAATCAATAACGCAGACGGCGCAGCGGCAAATATGTCTGAAACAATGCTGGATAATCTGCAGGGTTCCATTACTCTGCTACAGAGTGCGGTTGACGGGGTAAAAATATCCTTTGGCGAGAGGTTATCTCCGTATGTGAGAAGTCTGGCAGACTGGCTTACCGCTCAGATGCCCGCAGTTGAGCAGGGATTGGATGAATTTATGGATTGGCTCGACACTAAAATTGACCGGATGCAGAGAAAATTCAACGCGATTGCTGACACAAAAGAATGGCAGGACGCAGATTTCCTTGGAAAGGTCAAGATAGCCTGGGATGAATTTATTGCAGAGCCGTTTTCAGAATGGTGGAATAGCACGGGGAAGGCAAAGTTTGCGGATTTTGCACAGGACATCGGGGCAGGAATCGGTACCGGCTTAAAAGTCGGTGTTATGGCTATGCTGGGAATTGACATCGGGGAAACCATGGACGAAGGAGTAAGCATCGGCGCATCCTTTGCAAAGGGTTTTTCAGAGGGGTTTGATTTCGGGGCAATATCCGAGAAGTTATGGCAGGGATTCGGCAATCTGTTTTCTAATGCCGGTAAGTTATTACCGGGCGGAGAGGCTCCGGATTTATCTTCAATCTTTTCGGCGGTTATGCTCAGCAAAATTGCAACGCCGTTAATCAGTATGGGAAGAGGGGCGGCAAGTATCGGTAAAGGATTGTTCGGTATAAACGCGGCAACGGGTACATCTCTCGTAGGATCATTCCTGGGTTCGGCGGCCTCTGGTACAGGTTTGTTAGGAAATTCTGGTTTGTTGGCAATCAATTTGGGAGCTGGAAACCTGGCGGGTGGTACATCTATGAGCGCTACTGCCCTGAGTGCGACAGGAATGGCGGCTGGTGGTGGAGCAATCGCCGCAGGTGCAACGCTGGTGAGCAGTGCGTTGGACGCATATAAAGCAATCAAGTCTGAAAACAAGGAAGAGTCAAAAGCCTACGGAGAGTCGGCGGGATGGAAAGCAGGCGGTGTGGTTGCAGGAGCCGCGGCCGGTGCGGCGATAGGCTCAATCATCCCCGGCATAGGTACGGCGGTTGGCGCATTAGTCGGTGCCGGTGTTGGCGGTATTGCCGGATGGATCAAGGGAAATAAGGTTAAGGAGGAATACCAGGAGAATGTAGAGGAAATGCAGAAGGAGGCCAAAAAAGCACAGAAAGTATTTGAGGCCACGGGGCTATCAATCGAGGATGTCACTTTCAAAAATGAGGCTTTGGCACAGGCTATGAATGATTCGGAAGTTTCTGCAGAACAGTTTGCATTGATGTTCCAGGAGGAATGTGCGAATGTTGCAAAAAAGGCTTTCGGGGATATTTCCCTGTCGCTGGCAGAGGTAAAGAAGATCGCAGATGAGATAACCTTTGGGGCGGCATCTGATGAATTAGAAGAGTTTTCAGCAGTGACGTCCGATTCAGAAGTAGCGCTGAACAATCTGCAATCTGCCATGTTAAAGCTGAAAAAGGAAAACTGGAAAGTTGGCCTTGGAATGGAGTTATCTGATCTGGACCAGGATAGTTATAGAGAGGCAATAGAAAGTTTTCTGAATGCAGGACAGGAGTTACTTGATTCCAAACATTATGAAGCAGCGACGTCCGTGAAGTTGTTGATGGGGGATGGTGCAGATACGAGTGGGATAGACAGTTATTATAAAGAGCTGAAAGACCGCATGGAAAATCTTGGATCCAGACTGACAGAAACCGTTGCTATTTCATTAAATGACGGCGTTATCACATTGGATGAATCTGCAGAGATTAAAAACCTGCAGAGCCAGATATCGGAGATTACTGGAAAGGTGGTTTCCGCAGAAAGTGATGCGGGATTTATGGCTATGAAGATCAAATACAGCGGTGCAGCAATGGATCTTGACAGTTTCAGAGCCATGCAGGAAGCGTTGCAGGCAAATGTAGAGGTATTGTCCGGACAGTATGATAATGCACTAACGGTTACATTGACAAATCTGAACTTGCAGCTTGCAGATAATGCGATCACAAAAGAGGAATATGACCAGGCAGTTTCAGAAGCTACAGAAAAGTACCATGGACAGATGAGCGGGCTTAGTGCCAAAGTAGAGAATTTCCAGTTAGAGTCGATATCAGAAGCATTTAAGGAGCAGTTGGACGGTATCCTGCCTGAATTGGAAGGTACAACAGCTGAAAAACTGGGAAAGGTATTAAATGGGGCGTTATCTTTAAAACCAGAAATATCTTCCTGGAGTGCAGATGATATAAAAGAGTGGTTTGATCTGGAAGGGCTTGATACGGAAACGATAGGGGCAATATCAGAATTGTTGAAATCTACAGCGGAGACGATACCTAAGGAGGCATTTAGTGAGGCGGGATCCGGATGTGGCACGGCGCTCACCGACAGTGCGATCGAAAGCATACTGGCAGAAGTGCCATCCCTTAGATCGGCAACACAGGAAGCGTTGGATGAGGCATGTGCTGCTCCTTATGAAGTAGAAACTACGGTTAAACTGACGCCAAGTTTCAGCGCAGTAACGGGTCTGATATCTTCTGTTGGAACTGGGGAAATGAAGAATTCTTCTGGTGTGATAAATACACCAGCATCGACATATCTAACAGGAAATGCAGCAGGAGGTTATGTGAGTGGCGGTCCTCAGTTATCGTGGCTGGCAGAGGAAGGATATGGCGAGTTTGTCATTCCTACAAATCCGAGCAGGCGGGCCAGGGCATTAGACTTGTACGAACAGGCAGGGGTAGCGCTGGGAGTGTCTGCCAATACAGCTGGCGGTTATGTAGGTGGCTCTATTTTGAGCGATACTGCAGCAGATTATAGTTTATTCAGTGATGTCAATAGGAACGCTCCCATAGCCTATAACGAAATCACAGAGGGCAAATATGACGGAGAAACAGCATGGGCGTATGAACCTGTACCAGCAGAAAGGGAAAGCAGTTTAGGGACCTCACCGATACAGGTAAGTGTAAAAATGGAACCAGAGTTTGTTATTCATGGCGGGGATGGACAGAGCGAAGAGGACATTATGCAGGTAATCAGAAAGCACTTAAAAGAAATGGCTGACGAACTGGGCGGCGAGATTGCCGGAAAGCTGGAAGAGGTATTCTCCAATATGCCATTAAAGGAGGCGTAGACTATGGATATAAAATTGATTCCTGCTGGGAGCGGTTCAAAGTTTACGTTTCCGGCATTGCCAGAGAAAGTGCAGGGGAAGTATGGTGCGAAGTACCAGAGTTTTGACATCATATCCCAGGGTACCGTCAAGGTGCCAAAAGGAACAGATGTGGCAGAGTTCACATGGAATGGCGTCTTTTTCGGGGAATCCAAAAGGAATGAGCCAATCGTTAAGAAGAACAGCTGGAAAGAGCCGAATGAGTGCGTGAAAATTCTGAACAATTTCATGAAGAATGAAACGGTGTTGAATCTGATCGTGACGGAAACGTGGATAAACGTGGATGTCACGATTTCCTCATTCCAGACGAGACCAGCAGGCGCCTATGGAAATGTAGAGTATTCCATTACGTTTGTGCAGAAAAAGCCCCTGCAGATATATACCACTGACGAGCTGAAAATTGCCAAATTTGTGAAAAAGACAAAGCCGAGGAATGATTCTGGAGGATCATCCGGAGGCGGTGGCAGCACTTATACAGTTGTGAGTGGAGATACGTTGTGGGGGATAGCCTCAAAGAAGTTGGGCAGCGGCAGCAAATGGACGCAAATCTACG